CCTCTATCGCCTGACATGGAACCCTGTCGTGAAGAATTCCAACTTCCTTGCGCGGGGAACCGTGTTGGTTTTTGTTTGGCATCGGTAGATTTTGCCAGTTTCCGCAATCGTAATTCTTCCTTCTTAACCATGTCTTTCTTGTTTTCGTCGGAAGTGATTTTCCACACGACTTTACTGGCAAAATAGGCTTTCACCCATTCCGTAAAGTTCGCAGGCCAATTTGCGTAATCAGTTCCGTAACTTGCATCATTCGAAATGAATTTGATGTAGATCGTCTGCAAGTAGGAATAGATATAGCCGGTCTCGATGGCGTATTCCGTCAGCGGTACATTGAAATCCTGGTCGGAACAAACCGAAATCAGCGTGACGGAATCCGAGGGGATCGCGAACGCATAGGTATAACCGAATGAAGTAGTAATACTGGTATCGTAATCGAGTTGCTGTGTTCGGGTTGCGAATACCCATTGACCCTGGGCAAGACAAGCGTTTACCCCGCCATCATTCCATACTTGATCAAGATCATAGCGTGATGGCCGAGTCTCGGTTAGAGCAGACAACTTGCGCTCCCCGCACAGCAGGAGCGCACCATTGTAAATGTTTAACTGCGTGGTCATGCAGCCCTCATGTTACGAACAAAGCCTTCGATCCAACGCTTCGCTTCATCCTCGGTAAAGAGTTTGCTTTGGAGCGTCTGGTTGTCGGATTTGCGAATAACACACCAGCCATCCGGACCTTTGAAGTCCACCAGGTATTCAGCCAGGATTTCCGGGGTGAGTTGGATTGCAGAACTTGAAAGATCATGCCACTGGAGAACGTGCATTTTCGCCCAGGTACGATCACAGGCCAGTACCATCAGTTCGGCATAGAATGAACCATCTTCAGAAGTACATTCGACACGATCGCCACGGCGCAACTTGATTGCAACATGCGCCCAGAACTTCGGATCGATCAGGTCGCTCTTGATATGGCCGCGTTCGATAGTGGCCGTGTAAACGGTACGGGTGAATTCGGCCTGTTTCAGCCGGTTATTGGTAAGCGATACATCGCGCTTTTCTTCGGTCTTTCCGACTGCTTTTGCTGGCGAATCGGTAGCGCTTGACTTTGCTTCGGTCTTATCTGGGTAAGATTGCGCTGGTTGACCGTAGGTAGTACGTGGTTTTACTTCTTGATGGTTTTGGTTTTGCTCGGACATAAGCCCTCCAGTTTTACTAACGGGCGGGGTTTCCCCCGCCTATTAGCGGTTGATGAGAGCTTAACCTTAACCCGTAGACAGATGTGCTGTCGAGAACGTGGCTCCAGAAGTCGTCACATTTGTACAAGTCAGCCGGTAAGTAAAACCGGTGGTTGAGCCAGCGGAACTGAAGTAGGAACCAAACACAATGTCACCTGGCCGCATCCCGAGGTAGTACGCATCCGACATGAAGTTGGCAGCAGAAGCTTGTGCAGCCGTATTCGAGGATTTGTATGCCCAAAGGGTCAGACCGCGACTGGTATTGCCCAGTGAAGAAGGCGATTTCGTCAGCGGACCAAACAGCGGCACAGGAGGATTGGCAATTGAAGAAGCAGCAGTAGAGCCGTAATAAGCCATGATAATTTCTCCTTATGCGTATGCGCTGCCGTCAGCGGTGATTACAACTACGCCCGAGTTCTGCATGAGAACGGACCCCATATCCATGGAACAGCGAGCATAGGAATAAGCCTGTTCTTCGTTGTACCCAACTACGTTGTCCATGCCCTTGGTATTGGCAGCATGACCAATAGCAGACTTATGGTACAGGAAGCTCTTTTCGCTGGAAGTACCAACGCCAGGCAGATTCGGATGCTCGACGATCAGGGCATTGCGCCAGCGGTAAGCCATCGGCTTATCACGCCAGTTCGCATCTTCCCCTGCCATCGGACGCATGTTCACATAGTCTGCGCCTGAGAATTCCGGAGCCAGTTCCAGGTAAGACAGGAAGGCTGCGGTACAGAGCAGAGTAATGTTCGAATCCCATGGAACTTCGGCATTGCCGAGCTTGGTACGACCATGCTGGAACAAGCTCACTGATGGGATGGTTGTGCTGGAGCCGATCGTAACCGTACCCGTGTTCAGGGTGGTGATGATCTGGCTATCAATCTTGCGATTGATCACGCCCATGGTGGTTTCCTGCATGATAGCGCGTTGGTCACCCTGGCTTGCGAACACGTTGAAATTGGTCTTGCGAACCAAGTCATGCCACTCGGTAAGGGTAGCGGTGTTCTGGGTCAGGTTGTCGGAACGAGCCTGGATAAGACCATTGGTGCCACGACTCTGCGCTTCAGCGCCACCTGAGTCAGCGACAAGGAATACGGCCTTATTGCCCTTGATTTGTGCTTCTGTCGTTACAGTATCGCGAAGCAACGACTGGCGCTGCTCGAAGCCCTGAATAAATTCCTGGCGATACTGGGTTTGAAATGCAGTATCAGACACGGTATGTCTCCTTTTTTAAGTTCGGTTTTTTACTTTCAAACCTAAACTCAGGGTATCCGTCCCGTGTCTCTGTCGGGGTGTCCTTTCGGAGCCGACTTGACCCGTTTCGGGGCTTCGCTAGGTGTTCGCGAACGATCCTAACGAAACCCGAAAGAGTCGTACAAACGCAGTTGTATTAAGCGGCTTGTCCTTTCTTTTCCATGATGGAACGCGCATCGAGCAAGTCACGATAACGCTGCTGGTTCTTTTCAGCATTCGTGCCTTTCCAGTATTCACTGGTTCTATCCGCCATCATGTTTTCCAGTTTCGAGATTTCGTCACTGATGCTCTGCATATTGGACGTTCCACCACCCATCAAGGTGCTGACCGGATTGATCTGGTGAGACCAGTCCGCAAGTGCCTTGATGATACCAACGTCAGAAGCGAGAGGGGTACCATCGGCCAGGCGAGCGCCCATCAATGCTTCACCGACTCCATTGGGAGCCGTGGCAAGCAGGTTCTTGATGCTGTTCATCACCGGACGATAGTTTTCACCATATTCGCTACGCAGAATATCGGTATTGGTCTGCTGGATTTCCAGGTCGAGCTGATTACGCTGCTCAGCTCGCGCTTCTTCGGAAGCGAAATACCAGTTGACCGCGACATTCACCGCATCGGGTGGAAGGTTATTTTCGTGAGCGAATTCCTTGAAACTGTCGATCAGCGGCGCATCCGCTTCACCAATAACCATGCCTTCCGGTAAAGCGATTTCGTAACCATCCGGCTTATCCGGAATACCGTTCTCAGATCGCCAGGCGGCCTTTTGTTCATCAGAACCTTCAGCCGGGAATGGAGTGACCGACTTGAGTTCACCAGATGAGAGGCGAGTTTCGAGAGCGCGAGCCTTGTTGAAGATTGCGGCTGGCGATTCATACCTTCCCAATTGAGCCAGGATTTTCTCATCCCCGTTAGCGATTTTTGCTCGCCAATCGGCTGGCCATGGACTTCCGCCTTCACCGCCCTCATCGCCAGCCCCGCCGCTATCAGCAGGATTGCCAGGATCGCTACCAGCCGGATCATTGCCACCTGGATCGCCTCCACCTTCACCACCAGTACCACCGCCACCACCAGGATTAAGATCGTCGTCACTTTCACCTTCATTCCGATTCAGGTTCAGAAAGAAAAATGGATTTCTCGTTAGCATAATTTACTCCGGTTTTGAGTTTCGTTGTATGTAATTGACGATTTGCAGTGCAACAAATCGCTTCCCTTCTGCAAATACAGTATCACGATCACTGTCTGGACGGTAGGAAAGCCCGCCTATCTCGCAGAGTGTATGAATCAGGTGATCGAATGCCAGTAATTGCTGATCTTCGTTGGCTTGTCCTTTGGACAAATCCTTGAATGCCTGGACGACTTTTATTTCCGCCTCGGGAGGAATCCAAGGATATTTCTTCGGATCAGGTCGTTTTCGCCTTGGTGGTTGTTCGCTCATAAAGTTATTTCTATGTTTTATCGAATTTATAACAGATTCAGATCATCTGCGATTTCATGCAATCGGTCAGCAATGTAACCCTCGATTTCCACTGGTGAAACGCTGGTTCGATAGGTGTTGCCATTAAGTTCAAGCTTGTAGTCGGTGATCAATTTTGAATGAGGATCACACATCTTATCCCAGAATTCATCGACTCCAACTATGTAGTCCATTATGCCTGTGCCAAATCTTTACTCGCTTTTCCTACGTTTGCAGCAGCTTGTGAACCTTGCTGTGCAGCCTGGAGCTGCATCGCGGTTTGCTGTGCCTGCTTCATTTCTGCCACTTTCTCGGCAATCTTATCATCAGTGTTCAGCCATTTCGATGGTGTCTTGATGCCGAGTAAGGCTTCCTTCAGGGCAGTGCTTACGTCCGGAATGGCAGCAACGGTCGGGTCGAGTTGCATCGCTTCGGTGATCATCTGACCCATCATGGCGAACTTCTGGCCATCCTGGGCTTCGATCGCATCATGCAGAGGTGAGGTAAATCGGTATTGTATGTCCCGATTTTGCAGCGATTTGGGTATATTGTAGGGACTACCGAACCCGCCTGCCCTCATCATCACATTAAAGGTTTCATCGCAGACTTGGCCGTTATAGTCCATTTCCATTGGTTCAAACAGTGGTAACGCGCCACGGATATACTCCTGGACACGTTGCCCAACCTCGTAAGCCGTCATTTCATGGCCCATTTGCGGCAAGGTTAGCTTATTCAAATAGAAAGCATGGGCCAGCAACTGGCGAGAATCCCGCATCATATCCAGTCCGATCGGCATACCGGAGTAATTCTGGTTCAGCGGTCGAATGGCATCACCGGTTCGCTCATCGTATTCCGCATCAACCCAGGTCACGCCACCGGCATAAATGGCGATATCGTCACGAACAGCATCATGCGTCGCGACCATGGGTGGATTGGTTGTCTTTTCGCCAGCTTCAAGCAGGGTATAAGTCATGGCCTGGAGCAATCGAGCTTCCGGAAGGCCCACTACGGTTGCCGGAGAATAGGCGTATTGCGATCCTGAAACCGTCTGCCAGCGCGGGATAACGTATTCCTTGTTATAAACCGCGATCGATTCGAGTGTGGTATTGTGGTCCACGTCATGGTAGATCGAGAACCAGGGCTTACCATTTGCCGATTCATCGTAATAATCCGCGGCGATCATGATGTGATAGCACTTGGTCTCGTTGAATGGCTTCTTGGTAGCGTTCTTTTTGACAGAACTATGGTTCTTATCGCCAAACTTGTCGTATAAATCCTTGTCCCATTTCATCATCTTGCGGGCTACCAGGATGATATTTCCCGCGTCATCTTCCATCCAGACCATATCTCGCAAGTGGAAACAACGATAAAGCAGACCGGTACGCTGCTTATTCAACCGGATAGAAATGGCGGTTTGCCCGAATGCAGCGAAGTCGTGATCGCCTTCCTTCATGGCTCGGGTGAAGTGCGTGTTTTGGTCATACATGGCATTACGCTGGCGTTTCTCAGCCCATTCAAGCCATTGCTTGGCTTCCAGGTCTGGAACATCACCAACAGTCT